GGTTGGTGGAGCAAGATGGAGTTGTTCAGGCCAGATCTATTCAATGGCGATTCTATTCTGTATTTGGATCTGGATACTGTCATTTTAGACAACATCGATGAGTTCATCGGTGCGGCAACTTCTGATGCCAATTTCTGGATGTTGCGCGACTTGATCTATCCTGAAAAGATGGCCAGCGGAATGTTGGCTTGGACGGGTGATTTTTCACATCTGTATCAAGAGTACAAAGCAAAGCCCACAACCAGGATCAACCCACGCAAGGGTGACCAAGAATATATCGCCGCATCACTGGGCAAGAAGGGTGTCCATCCGGCCACCATCCAGGACTGTGGCCAGGTTGCCTCGTACAAGATGGACTGTCGTGACGGCGTGCCAGAGAATGTGCCAGTTGTTTGCTTCCACGGACAGCCCAGGCCGCATGCTGTGGAAGATGATTGGGTGGTTGAAAATTGGAGGAACATTTAATGGCTGCAAGAGTGACAGCCGCTGAAGTGAAAGAGATCATCGATGTGGATGCTTCTATCACAGACGATTACATCACCGATTCATTCATCGCTGTGGCGACTGAAATGGTGGATAGCGTCTGCATCAGTTCCATCCTTTCCGATGCTCTTCTGAAACGTATTGAGCAATGGCTCGCTGCCCACTTCATCGCGGTGCGTGATGTACGGTCCGCAGAGGAAGAGCATGCTGGCGTGTATCAGTACAAGGTGGACTTGGGGTTGGACGTTACCATGTATGGCCAGCAAGCCAAGCTACTGGACATCTCCGGCGCTCTCGCGGCGCTGGATAAGCAGTCTGACACCGGCCAACAGGTGAGAGCAAAAATACAGGCGTTTGGAAGATGAGTTTGGTGACAAGAAGATTGAGGCAGACAGCAGTGTACTGGGGACCTGAAACGCCGGATGGTTTCGGTGATGGTACATACCCTGCTCCGGTTGAGATCAATTGTCGGTGGTTGGATGAGCAGATTCTGTTCAAATCAGACGATGGAGAAGAGCACACATCAAAGGCCATGGTCATCGTGGGCCAAGTAACTGAAAGAGGTGGGTGGCTTTTCTTTGGATTGCTGACTGATTTGGTGGCGCCAACTGACGACCCAAAAGAACAGACCGGCGCATACGAGATTCTGCAGTTTGACTCCAAGCCAACGTTGCGTGCAAATGAACTGGTACAAACGGCATTCCTATGAGTGGTACAGGCATTAGAGTTCATGGCCTTGATCAGGTGCTGGCAAACCTGAATGCAGAGGCAATCAGAATGACCCAAGGCGGCAAGCGTGGCTTGATCCGTGGTGGCCTGATTATCATGCGCGGCTCCATGGATAAAACACCTGTCCAGTTTGGCAATCTCAGGGCCAGCCATTACATGGTGATGAAAGGTACAAGCCAACGTGGCGGATCGTTCAATGACAAGGGCGGCGACAAGGCCAAGCTACAGGGCAATGCCCAAGCAGTTCTTTCCATAGACAGGGAGAGAGTTGAGGACATGCATATTAAGGTTGGTGCCAGTGCTTACTATGCCATCTTTGTCCATGAGGATATGGCAGCCGGTCACAGAGGCAAAGGCAGGGCGAAATTCCTGGAACTGTCTGTGCAAGAAAACCAAGACCGGGTGTTGGCAGCTATGGCAGAGGAAATGAGGAAAGAATTGTGAATCCATTCAGCATTGATATCAAGGACCTTCTGGTGGCTGCCGGCATTGGTGTATTTGGCGCCACAACTGGGTGGAATATCAGCATTGGCACAGAGCCTGCCGCCCCACGTGATGCCATCACCATTTACGACTCAGGCGGCTTCAAGCCAATCACATTCACCAACAAGTCAAATGATGACACAATAGGCAGGCCCAGTTGCCAGGTGCGCGTTCGTTCAAAGGCATACCAGGACGGTTGGGACAAGGCCCAGGAAATTGTGGATGAAATAGGCCACAAAGGAGGATTCGACACCGCAACATATCACTATGCAGATATTGACCAGCAAACAGCGATCACAGGGATTGGGCGTGATGAGAATAAGAATCACCTTTTCACCATCAATTTCCTAGGCATCAGAAGCAAACTCTAAAAAGGAGACGTTCGAATGACGGTACAAGCACAAAATTCAACTGGAATTACAATGGCGATGGCCGTGTCGACTTTCGACTTTACCATTGTCAATGCAACGCCGCCCAACATCACCCGTGAGGCACTCAAAACTTCTCACATGACGACAGTGGGATACCACACATATATCGCAGCCCAACTCATTGAGGGCGGCGAGGCAACTGTGGTCATCCAGTTCGATCCAGGCGCAGAGCCGCCCATGGACCAGCCGGCAGAGACATTCACCATGACTTTCCCCAACGGCGAGACATGGCAGTTTGACGGGTTCCTGACTGGCTATGCCGGCAGCGCTGACCTGGAGACAGTCATGCAGGCAACGGTCACCATCAAGGTCGCGGACGACATCACCATTTCGTCCTAATGTAAACACGTCATTTCAGGAGGCAAAAAATGACGAAAGAAGAGCAACAAGAACCGGAAACGGCTGGCGCTCTGCTCACAGCTGAGCAGATCTTGGCAGCCGACGACATCAGCACAAAGAGAATCGCGGTGCCGGAGTGGGGCGGTGACTTAATCATCACCAACCTGCCCGGCTTCAAGCGTGACAAGTTTGAGGAGATGATTCAAGGCAGGATGAAAGGTATCGGCGATAACAAGCGCCTGACCAACTACAGACTGCTCAAGGTCACACTCATTTCTATGTGCCTGGTTCACCCTGACGGAAAGCAGCTTTTCAACACCAAGCAGCTTGAGGCATTGGACAAGAAAAACTCAGGTGTTCTCACACGAGTTTTCAATGCCTGCAAGGACTTCAACGGCATGACCGAGGAAGAGGTGCGGAAGCTTGTGGGAAACTCAGAGACCGACCCGAGCGGAGACGATGGTTCCTCCTTGCCGCCCGGTTCGGATGCACAGTAAAAGAGTTGCAGATAAGGATGGACAGTAGGGAGTTTGCAGAGTGGGCAGCGTACGACCAAATCGAATTGCCGGATCCGTATCGCCAAGACACCCGTCTGGCGCAGGTCTGCCAGACGTTGGTCAACGTCAACCGCACCAAGGGTTCGCCAGTGGCGAAACTCAGCGACTTCAGACTGGATTGGGATGTGGCTCCAAGAGCAGTAGCATCACTGATGAATACTATGCGCCAATGGATGAGAATGTTTGGTGCAAAGAAGATCAAAGATGCGGATGAATAACCAACCAGATTTGCCTCTGCCGGGTGTGTACATAGTTCTTACCACCCGGTGGGGCTGATTTGGCTTACTGGTGGCTATAGTGGCCCAGAGGATACATCAAGATGGATCTTGGGAACATCACAGTTGATCTTGGTCTCAGGACCATGGGTTTCAACACCGGCTTGCAAGGCGCTGCAAGCGCACTGACCAAGTTTGGCGCCACAGCCCAATCCATTGGGCGCGGCATGCAGACTTTGGGGCGAAAGATGCAGATGTTCGTGACGCTGCCGGCAATCATCGCCGGTGGGCTGTCTCTGCGGGCATTCGGCAAGTTTGAAAAGAACATGCGGAATGTCAACACAATCGCCCGGCAAAACGAAGAACAATTTGAAGCAACTTCCAGGGCAGTCATTGCCATGGGTAATGAGTTGGGCAAGGGTCCAACAGAACTGGCCGACGCACTCTACAATATCAACTCTGCAAGCTTCGTGGCAAACGAGGGCTTGAAGGTGTTGGAGGTGTCCACAAAAGCTGCCATCGCCGGTGTCTCCACGACCGCAGAATCAGCCAAGGTCATCACAGCAGTTCTCAATGCATACGGCAAGAGTGCAGATGAAGCCGGTGATGTGGCTGATACTCTCTTCAAGACGGTGGAAAAAGGTGTCACCACCTTCCCGGAATTAGCAGAGGCAATGGGCAGTGTTATATCCACTGCCGCCGCAGCCAAGGTTGACTTTGGTGAGTTGTCGGCGGCTCTGGCCACTATGACACGTGGTGGGCTCAATTCTGCCAGGTCTGCAACGGCACTCAACACCTTCTTGCTCAAGCTGACAAAACCCACTGAAGAACTTGCCAAGCTATTCAAAGAACAGGCCAACACCACCGGC